GTAGTTGTCATTAGATAGTCCTCAATGCGTCAACCGCAGATTTGCCAGTAGTTCCAGCAAGTTCATTGCAAATACCATTCAAGTCTTTGAAAGCAGATGGCTGCCTCGCAGCACTGGCTTTGTAATTGAGAGCACCAATAATTGCTTTACCGCTAGTACCAGCCCACTTGTTGGCAGCACCTTGTTCATCAAGAAATGCAGTCATTGCAGGATATGTCCCACCATTAGCCAAACGATTTAGTTCGGCACATAATGTGCTACCAGCAGTACCAGCCATTGTTATCTCCCTTTAGTCATTGCGTTGTAATAGTGCTCATCAAATGAGAACCGCTTCATATGTGGAGCAGTCACACTTGTATCACACCAGAGTGGAACTCCAGCCTTCTCGCATAATGCAAAGAAGTAGATGTCCTCACCTATAAACTTTGTCCCTCTGCCCATCTCCATAAACATCTGAGCATCAGGTAATTCTTTTTTAATACGTTCTACTACGCTACGGTGCATTAGGACATATCCCATACCTGCTGCGCCTACTTGAATCAGTTTGTCTTTAGGTAGTGGATGAATTCTTGCTAGTCCAAATCCACCATCTTTATCATCAATAAACTTAAACACTGTTGGCATTGGAACCATCAGAGGTTCTTCTGGATTGTCAGTAGTAAAGTAGACGCCAGTCATAATTGGGCGTTCATCTTTATCTTTCTGCTCCCAGAGTTTCAAGAAACCCTCTGGACTAATCACCACATCTGAGTCAACCCAGAGTAGCCAGTCTGCCTTGTTCTGCTCATACCAATAGTTGATGACAGTTTCCCTCTGTCTAGCAATCTGATTGCCCTGACTACGCAGAGTAGTTTCAAACTTAATGCCAGACTTAAGAATCACATCAGTGACTCCTTGCATAAACTTTCCATCAACCATACCGTTATCGCACCAAGCGATAGATACTGTTTCTTGCATTGTCCCCTACCTTCTTACCACTTAACTTTATCTGCCCAATACGCTGCACTCATCTTGCCTTTGGCAATGTTCTTTGCGTGACGTGCTTTGAATGAAGCCTGACGTGCTGTTGGCTTCTTATCACCAGTGACACCCTGTTGACCAAAGCGAATAGTTTTTACTTTATCGCCAACTTTAGCCACAACAACGTGTGACTTCTCTGGGTGATTAGGTGTGCGCTTAGGCTTGTTAAAGCCTGAGACTCCTGCTCGCTTTAGTCGTGGGTCTGTCATTTACTTCTTCTTTCCTTTTACCTGCTTGCCTGTCTTATCGTCATAACGACGACCCTGCACGAGTGCTCCAATTAATTGTCCAAATTGTTTTTCTTCTTTACGGCGGAGCATATTTGCACGCTCATCTGTTCCTGGTCCAACTTGCTGGCTTGCTTCGCCTGTTGCATTGTAGGCACGAACAGATTGCTTTGCTTCATTCATTAAGTTTTCTAAGTAAGAAATATTGCGTGGCATTACTTCTTCTTGCCCATCTTTTTCATAGAAGCCTTCTTGACCATCTTCTTACCAGTCTTCTTGGCTTCAGCCTTAGCCATAGCCATACCCTTTGCGGTGTATGCGAATTCTTTCATTCCTACTTTTGGCATTTTATACTCCCAGTTCTTTCATTACTTCAGCGGATTTGCTGTTTATGTCTTTTGCTTTAGGCATAGTATCTGCGTCATAGGCTCTGCCCAACTGCTCTGACGCTTTGTGTGCTTCTTCTATGTGACGCATAGTGGTACCTGCAGGTTGTATACCTTGTGCTCTTGCATCTCGGTAAGCCTGTAGTTCAGAGTTCCACTTCTTGTCAGGTATATCTCGCTTCGCATCTCCAGGATTCATTTGAAGAGTTGATGCTTTACAACCAAAGCAACCTTCAACATAAGTTGGATGTGCTTCCCAATGCTTTGCCATATTTGTCCCTACTGTGCTGTAAAGTTTGCCTCTGTAATACCAATACCTGCTGCAATTAATTCTGCTTTTCTTGCATCATCTACTGTGTGGCTATAACCACCTCTGTAGATTACGTCATAGTCTGCTTGGTCTTCATCAACTATATATCTTACTGTGGACCAAGTAGCACCAGATTTAACTACTGTTACACCTTTGCGTAATTTGGCAAAGTAAAACAAGCGATGTCCACCAGATGGACCTTCAAGTACATATGGTGTAGTGAATGTGTAATTTGCCATTGTTCTCCCTAATGAACTTACTCCAGTACAGGGATATTTCTACCCCTGTACCAGCGTCAATCAATTAAGCGATTGATGAACCAGATTCGATGCGGTATAGTGCTTCTTCACGGTAACGTGCAAAGCCTAGAACGCCGTACCAACCCATTGGGCGGTGACGCATCAAGCGGTCAACTACTGGACCGATGACTACGTGTGGTTCTTCAGCAACGGCTTCTGCCATTGCTTGCTGTCCTGCAATGATTGTGCGGTAAACGCGTGCAGATGATGAACCATCTGTTGCATTGTAGAGACGTGGAGACTCTACGAAGTAAGCACCTTCGTATGTTCCGATTTCTCCTGCCCAGATACGGTCTTGTGCAGAACCGTATTGGTTAGGAAGCAACCAACCTGCTGAGCCTGTTTCGGCGCGGAGGTCGTGTGAAACTTCTGGGTGAATACCAGCCCAGTAGAGTGAACCCTTACGAGCAGTTGCCTTGTTAGCACGCAACTTCGCAACAGCCTTGCGGATGTTTGCAGAAGATAGTGTTGCAGCAGCAGTAACTGTTGCTGTTGATGTTGCAGTTGAACCTGAGTAGATTACGTTTGAACCACCGCGAAGAGTTGTCATCGCTACTGAGTCAATAGAATCTGCAAGGTTGAATGCAATGATGTTAGCGATTGCTGGGTCTACATCAGCGAGGCTGAAGAGTTCCAACGCACGTGTAACGAGAACTGAGTTACCGTACTCTGCAAGAGTAATGGTTACAGATGTTGGTGTAGACATTGCTACTGCATCTGGGTCAGTTGTTTCTGTTAGTGCTGTTGTTGCTGCTGAAAGGTCAACGTACTTCTGTAGAACTACTGTTGAGCCTGGGATTGACTGGTTAGTTGGGCGCTTATCTGCGACAGAACGAATAAGGGGTTCTGAACGGAGAGCAAACTCCAAAAGACGGTCATACGCCTTTTGAACTAGACCAGCACCACCAGCGGTACCTCCGAGAGAATCGGATGCTGTTGATACATATGCCATTTTGTCACCTCCAAGTGACTAGAAACTATGATTGTTTATTGTGAGCGGAGGAGAGACAAGATTTCATCTGCAGATTCTGCATTTGCTAATCGTTGCTCTAGGTTCTCTGCTCGGTCAGGTGTTGTTGCACCCTGCGTTACTACATCCTGTTGGCGTAATGCCGCTAGGTCTGCAGTGTTTGCTGCGGATGCGTCCTCGGCAGGAGTTAATCCAAATAAATCTCCGTTGTCATTAAGCCAGTTATTCACTGACTCTTCTGAAACATCGTCAATATCTTTTAGGATTAGTCGTACTGCTTTAGGATTTACACCCTTCTTTTCTAGGACTTCTTTGACTGTACGCTCACGCTGCGCCTTGGATAAACCCTCAAGTTGCTCAGTGAGTTCTTTAATACGCTTTTCATCAGAACGTTTGGCTTTGCGTAACTTTTTAAGTAAGTCACTGCCATCCATTTGTGATTCATCTTGTGTATCTAGGTCGTCTTCGTCTTCGTCCCAGTAGTTGTTGCTCATAGCAACCATCCACCCTTCTATTCGTTGTAGTCGCAAGCCTCAGATTCCATTCGGGGAAACGGTCTGGCTCTTGCTACCAGTCTTATACGCTGGCGGGGCTGGTGGGTCCGCTCAGGATTCTTATATTGCGCCTCGTGTTTGTGAGGCTAGGCTTGCCTTTGATGTTCCAGCGGAACCACTAAAGCGTCCACGCTCTTCTGCTGTAAGTACTGTTCTTGCTCTCTTTGCAGATGCAAGACCTTGGAATGTTTCTTGTTCAGCCTGTAGTTGTCCATACTTCTGACCACTTGCTGATATGTCTGATAAGAATTGACCAGTAGGTGCAACTTCTGCAACTGTTGCAAAGCCTTCTTGTGCTTGTTTCTTAGTAACTCCCAGACTAGCCAGTGCTTCTGCACCCATTTTAATATCAATACCCTGTAGTTGACCAGCCATATTGGTTGTCTTAAGACCTTGTGCTAATGCAGCACCACCAATTTCAGCCACTTGAACCTTACGCTGTAAAGCAGGAAGACCCTCTGCTGGGTCAAGAACTGCACCAACAATGTCACCTTGATTAAGCATTGGATAGTAGAGTGCAAGTGCAGCCTTAGTATCGGCATCTGCATTCTTTACTCTATCAACAGCAAGACCCACTCGGTCTGCTACCTCTGTTGCTGAAATATCATTTGCAATAAAAGCATTTAACTTATCTCTTGTTGCTAGATTAGATACACCATATGATTGCATTACTTGTGTGTATGAACGTTCCGCCTGTAGGTATTCTGATGCACTAAGTACTGATTTACCTGCAGCAAGACGTGCTTTATTTGCTGGAAATCTTGTTTGAAATGCAACCGCTAATGGGTCTTTACTATTAGGGTCTTGCATAATCAATTGAATAGTATCGCTTGTGTATCCCTTTTGGACTGCTTCAGTAATAGGACCGCTTAAGTCACCAATGCCGTATGAAGAAAGTAATGCACCAATTGCAGCGACTGCATCCATTTTAGTTGCAGTCATTCCAGGTGTTGTTCCAACTCCACCAGTATTAGTTGGTGTAGATGCTCCTGCTAGGGTGCCATTTGCATTGTATTGTCCACCAGGAACCTGATTGCCAGTAGCGTCATAGCCACCGCTGGTATTAAGTGAAACACCATAACTACCATATTGAGATGAGACTTTTCTTGTTGCCTCTGACTCAGATAGTCCTTTAGAAATTAATTCAGCAATTTGTTTTTTTTGAAGAATATCAGCCATTGCTTGTGTATTTGTGGTTCCGTCTGGAAGTGTTACTTGCTTGCGTTCGGCAGCAGTAAGTTGCCCAGATATAGGGGTATCATTAAAATAACCCTGAGCATTGATACCACCACGGGCAGCAAGATATTCTTTTGTCATACCCATTGCTAGGGCTTCTGCTTCTTTAACCTTATTACGTTCAGTTCCAGTAATAGCAAGTCCAGATGCAGCAGAGATAGAACCAATACCTCCAGCAGCAGGAGGCTTTGTTGTGGTTACATCAATACCAGTGTATGACTTACCATCAATAACTACTGTCTTTGTTTTACCAGTGCCCAAATAAAATGGGTCATTCTTTGGTACTGCAGGTGCAGCAGTGGGAATAGGTGCGTTGTCTCTATCAAATGCGCCAGCCATTATGCTCCCAATCCAAACATCTTAGTCATATCTCTTGCAAGTCCACTCATAGTATCCAAAGCATTCTTAGTAGTCTTCCATTTAGGGTCTTTACGTAAAGAAACTTCATAATCGTATAAACCCATTAGACCTTTAGGGTCAGATGCAACAGACTTTAAAGAAGATATATCTACTGTGTCTGGGTCTTCTTCAAGAATATTTGCACGAGTATTGATATAAGGAGTAAGAAGTTGTTTTACTGTATATCCCTTATCAATCTTATCTGCCAATGCTGGGAAATATGTCTTTGCTTGCATATTGATTAAATTGATATTAGCCTTTAAAGTATCTGGATTCAGAGCAGACTCTGTTGCAATCTTAGATAGATTTTGAAAGTTCATAGGCAAGCCATTGTCAGCATAAGCATTCTTAAGAGTTGTAAGAGTTAGACCAAAGTTACCTCGTTGAAGCGCAGCCTGAGCCTTTGAGTCTCCACTATTTGCAAGTGTAATCTGCTGTGTAGCATAGTTCTTAAGATACTTATTAAGAATGTCCTTGCGCTCTTGTGGGGATACACCCTGAATAACAATGTCTTCATTCTTGCCAACACGCTTATTTGAACGAGAAGCCTGTAGGTTACGCAATTCCTGTGCAAATGCTGCACTAAGTTCTTTAGGAGCCTTGGCTCCGAATACTGTTAGAAACTCATTCTGAAACTCAGCAGTTGCCTCGCCCAATGAAGATATGCTTGCGTATGGCTTTGAATCTGCGCCAAAATAAATAGGTGCATTCTGGACAGATGGCGTTTCGCTAGGCTTGTCGTCACCCGCTGGTTCAACTTTTGATTTATCTTGACCCTTTGGTGGTTTTTCGTTTGGATTGTTTGGGTCTGGATACCAGGCAACTTTGTCATCGCCGTCCTTGTCTTGATAACTACCAGCCACGTTATTCTCCAATCAATGGGTCTAGAACTGAATTAAAAAATGTTGTTGCATTTTCGTTGTTACGAGATAACTGGAACAACATATCTTTTGTATCAGCCCTAAGATTTCTCTTAAATTCATCTGCTTTATCTGATGAGCCAACAACACGTTTAAGTGTTGATTCCATCTTGTCGTACTCTGCAAGCATTGCTGTAAAAGTATTAGCAAGTTCCTTGTTGGGAGCCTTACCTGACTTAAGTAAAGACTTCATATCGTCAATTACTTCTACTCTACGAGCATTGCTTTCTGCAGTAGGACTTACTTGTACACCCAGCAATGGATATGCAATGATAAGTCCCTTTTTACGAATTGCTAACTCTTGTCTCCAGTAGCGCTTTTCGTTCATACTTTGCGCTGCTGCAATTTTTGCATTGTAATCATCGTTTAAAGCATAGTAAGCCTGACGAGCACCAGTTGTAGCAACCTCACGAATGAAGTTTTCTTTTCCTTTTTCTACCCTTGGGTCAATTGGTTTATTTGATATATAGCCCTTTTTCTTAAGATATTGATAAGAGTTAATATCAGATGTACCACCTGCTGGGATAAAGAATGAACCAGCATCTGAGTGCTGAATAAGCAACTTCTCGTTCTTGCGAACAAAGTCCTCAGCCTCAATCGTCTTACGGAAAGAAGCATAGGTTGTTGACTCAGTTGCAAAATTAGTATAAGCAAGTTTAGATGGATATAGTTTAGCAAACTGAACCAATGCCTTTGAAAGGGCATTAGGGTCTCCATCAAACTTCTTCATAATCTTTTGGAATTCAGAATCCCAGGTAAAGACTCCAGAATTGATAAGTTCTTTTGGAACATTATTGTTATCAAATGACTGGATTGATGCAATCGTAGTCTGACCCATAAAGAATTTAACAATATCTATATTCTTAGCCTGGGTTGCAATGTTCTCAAAGAAAGATTCTAGTTGAGATGCGTCAGTCGGACCGTTACCTGTTGAAACAAGTAACTTAATAGCCTTAACCGCAGAAGAGAATCGTGACTCTGTTCCTTCTACACTTCCACGGAAAAGATTAACTACACGCTTTACGTTTGCAGGGGCAGCCTTTTCCCACGCTGGTACATCGGTTGAATATGCGCCAGTAATTAATTTTTCATAATTGATTCCACCTCTTACGCCAGTAATATACTCACCGACATATGGGATGTTTGTAAAAGCATCAATTGCAAGAGATGCTAATGGGTTAGAAAGTCCTGGCTTCCAAGATTCTGGGTCTAGAGATGGTGTAAGCATCTTTACATATCCACCAAAATTGACTGGCATTGGTGAATAGGATGTGATTCCAGCAAGTGCTAGAGTTTTAATAATTGCTCCAGCGAATAGGTCATCGCCTGGATATGTGAAGTACTTCTGCCCTCTATCGTCTTGATGAATAAAGCCAGAGTCTTCAAATGTTTGGTTAACAATTGCTAGACGTACAATACCGCGTTTTTCATACTTACCCAAACGAGCAAGACGGCGGTAGAAGTCTTCAGTTGCACGATAGTAGCGACCTAATGTACGTAGGCTATACGCCATATTAGTTCTTACGTCACCATTATCAACAAATCCAAGTGTGCGTGTACGTGCAAGGTTAAGAGCATTCTCGTGTGCAGAGAAACGTGCGATTGAATCAGCACCTTCTTCTGATAGACCATTGTCCATAAGGCTCTTCTTAGTAGCAGCCTCTGTTCCCTTAAGTTGTTTACGGAACATAAAGTAGTTCGCAAGAGTAATAGGTTCGCGGTCAAGCAGAGCAATCTGCTTACCCATCCAACCGTAGCCAGAATTAATAACTCTATACATTACCTGCTCAGCATTAGGTGCTCCGATAGGAATAATTTCTCTTCCAAGGATAGCCTCTGGGCGAGCATAAGGTACATCTAGTTTTACTAAATCTTCTAGTTTAAAGTTTTCCATACCGCCTTTATTGCGGATAGCATTTACTAGGTCCATATTTAAACGACCAGCAAAGTCACGCAATGGGTATGTTGCATCTAGGTACATATTGCGTGCTAGAACTTCAGCACCTTCTTCTGCATAGATAGCAAAACGTTTAGCAATATCATTGCCTGGACCTTCAATATAAGCAACAAGTTTATCAATTACTTCTTGTGGTTTCTTACCAGCATTCCATAATACGATATTTCCGAATTGTCCATTACGCTTGCCAACTGTATTATTAAGTTCCAGTAGCCAGTTAAATACAAACTTTTCATTTGTATATGCAATTTCAGTAAACTCTGGCTTAAAGGTCATACCCTTAAGAGCCTCTTGGTTCTGAACATTAAAACGAACAGATGGACCAAATTGTTTAAGAGAGTTTGAAATTTCTTCAGCCTCAGTAATTGGACGCTCTGCTCTAACTGATGCGCCATTAATGTCATCCATAATAGCCTTGCCGTTGAATTCAGCAAAGTCACCAGACCATTTAGCAATATCAAGACCAGCGCTAGTCTGCAAGAACTCTGGTCTGAATCTATTTTTAATCATAGAGTCAGCAACAGCGCGACCTAGAAGTTCTGGGTCAGCAGCCATAGCAAGTAACTGCTCTTCTGAATAATGTCTATTTGTTATTTTGAAAATAGTGTCGTAGATAATACCTAGGTTTCTATCTGACTTTTCATTTCCAAATACAGTTGTCTTGACTCCAGGTTTGCTTGCTGCACGAATGGCACGGGATGCAGC